AGTAACAGGTGGAGACGGAGTATCATTAATTAATAATGCTCACCCACTAGCTACTGGCGGTACATTTAGTAACAGATTAGCTACTCCATCTGACTTGAACGAAACTTCACTAGAGCAATCGTTAATCGACATCGCAGGATTTGTTGATGAAAGAGGTTTAAGAATCGCTCTTCAGGGAATGAAAATGATAATTCCAAAAGAATTACAATTCACAGCTGAAAGATTGATGAAATCTCCTAATAGAACAAGTACTGCTGATAACGATATCAATGCTATCTATCAAATGGGAATGGTACCTCAAGGTTACAGAGTGAATAACTTTTTAACTGACACAGATTCATTCTTTCTTTTGACTGATGTACCTAATGGACTTAAACACTTCGTTAGAGCACCATTGAAAACTGCTATGGAAGGTGACTTTGATACTGGAAACGTTAGATTTAAAGCTAGAGAAAGATACAGTTACGGCTGGTCTGACCCTAGAGCTATATTTGGTAACGGAAATTTACCGACTAGCTAATACTTTATAACAGTATTAATATTTAAAGGGGGCTTTCAAGCCCCCTTTTTTTTGTGTATAATAAAATTATCTAGAAAATATAATTATGTGGACTGACTAGACAGACGGTATAGAGACCACATAGTTCAAACACTATATAAAGGAAAAAATATTATGGCAAACACTACATTCGATGGACCGGTAAGATCAAGAAACGGTTTTCAATCAATAGGACCAGGTGCGGTAGACGCAAACACTTTAGCAACTAACATGACAGTAGCTAATAATGCTGGAAGAATAATGCTTATGGATCCAGCTGGAACACCAACTGCAATTACAATTCCTGCAATTGTTTCAACAGCAGATGGAGCAAACTCAGGACCAGGAAGAGATCCAAATAATGCGAGCACGATTGGAACTACTTTTGAAATTCTTTTTACAGATGATTTCACTGGTACAATTAAAACAGCAAGCACTAATGATAAATTTGTTGGTATGATTACTGCGGGTATTGATGCTTCTACAGCAGGGAAACAATGGGTTCCTGCAGCAGCAAACAATGAAATTAATTTAAATGGAGAAGCTGGAGCAGCTGTCGCTACAACAGGTGGTTTAAAAGGAACTTATCTTAAGTTTACTGCAGTTGCAGCAAACTTGTATTTTGTACAAGGTTTGACTAATGCAACAGGTACACTTGCTACACCTTTTGATACTCAGTAATAAATAATTAGTGGCTCCTTCGGGAGCCACAAACACAGGAGAATTTATGTTTAGAGGTGATATACAAGCAACAAGATCAACTGCTGCTGCAGGCGCAGCCGCAATTATTGCACAACCAATAAGGTTAAAAGGAATTATTGTTGCTAATGATGGTGTTGGAGCAGGTCTTTTAGAATTAACAACTACTTCAAATGTAGGGGTTACTTTATTTATTGCAGATGTACCTAGTGGAGATGTAATTAACTTTTCTTTTCCAGATGATGGTATTGTTTTTCCAAGTGGAATTTTTTGCAAAACAAAAACAAATATTGCAGCTTATACTTTGTTAACTGATAAATACTCGGGACCTAATCTTACTACTACCAACGGCTAATACTCATGGATGAGTATACTCTTGAATTATTAGGGTTTAAAAAAGGTGGCATGCCACCTAGAAATAAAAGTAATTTTAGATCTACAAAGAGTGGTGCAGGAATGACACAAAAAGGTGTCATGGCCTATAGAAAGAAGAATCCCGGATCTAAATTAAAAACAGCAGTAACAGGTACAGTTAAAAAAGGTTCTAAAGATGCTAAAAGACGTAAATCTTTTTGTGCGAGAAGTGCTGGACAAATGAAAAAGTTTCCTAAAGCTGCTAAAGATCCTAATTCTAGATTAAGACAGGCTAGAAGAAGATGGAAATGTTAGGTATAATACACCTAAAAAGGAGACAAAAATGGAAAAAATTAAATCTGAAATTAAACATTTCATAGCTGAACATAAAAAAGTAGCTATAGCTATAGCTATTCTAATTGTTGTTTTAGCTATTTACTAATCTTAAATTAAATAATTAATATGAACATTGCAGAACTATTCAAAAAGAATTTTATATTAGTACCCGTAATAGCTTCTGTATTAGTTGGAACGTTCACTGGTGTTAGATATATTGTTAATCTAACAGACACAATTAATGACAATCAAACTCAAATAGTAAATCTTCAAAGAGATTTAAAAGTTGCACAAGAAAAACTTACAGATCAAAACACCAGACTAACTTCTGCAGAATCTACGTGGCAGATGGCAGAGAATTTATACAGACAATTAGCAGATCAAGTTAGAGAACACAGTTATGATATTAAGGATTTAAATAGATAGGAGATATGAATGAGATACTGGTTACGTACTTTGTTTTTTGGATTATCATTGGTCTTCTTTGCTATTGGATCCACAGAAGCTAGAAACGAATATCTTAACGAGTATGGTGCAAGATGTGGAGATTTTGAAACAAGAGTAGAAGCCGAAGATAGAAATTATGATTATAGACATTATAGTGACAGCAATAATTATGATGGTGACAGTGATAATTATAGATTAAGTTTTACTTACAGAAAATATTTAGGTGTAGATTGTAATACTATAAAAGAAAACGTAGATCTTAAACAACAGTTAGAATTAATGAAAATGTGTGGTAGGGTTAATAATAACCCAAGCCTTGCATATAACGAAAACTTTAGATTATTAGTATCTAAATGTAGAGGTATTACTCCTACAAGAGACACCACTAGACCGGATGATTCTCAAAGTTTGTGGGATGATATGAAAGATGGCTACAAAAAAGAGAACCCTGACATCAAATTAATGAATGATAAGATTATAGGTCCCAAAAAAAAACTAAAAATACCAAAATACTTGACAGACGAAGAAATCGTATTACCATTACCAAAACCTAAAAATGATTGATAGATTCTGTTATATGATATTCGGAGGACTGGACCGTATGTGTGCAGCGATAGCTAAAGCTATGGAACCTAAACCTAAAAAGAAAAAGAAGAAATGAAGATATCAGAGAACACATCAGTGAGCATGCCTGTTAAGAACATGTTAATGATTATTGCTGGCGTTGTAGCTGGCGTGTTTGCATACACCGAGATTACAGCTAGACTAACAAGCCTTGAGACATCACGTGAGTTATTCCAGGCAGATTTATTAAAGAAGAGTGAGCAAAAGCCCACGGACCAGGAACAATTTATGTTAATAGAATCGTTGTTTGGTGATGTAGAAAAATTAATTACAAATCAAGAACAAAATATGACTAACAAAGTTAATATAGAATTTCTTAAAACGCAACTAGAAAAAGCTTTAGCTGATGTAGAACAATTAAAAGATAAGGTGAGAGCCAATGGAACCAGTCACTGAAATAGTAATAGCTCTGTTAATGATAGTTAATGGTGAGATTAAAGAACATAGAATACAAGAGTCTATGTCAAACTGTTTAAAAGGTAAAAGAATTGCTATGCGTTCTACTACAGGTAATAATGTAGAATATCACTGCTTAAAATCAAAGGCAGAAACAGAAATTTATTTAGGTGAAAAATCTATAAAAAAGCTTATACTAAAGTAATGAAAATAACTGCCGAAGTAGTAAATGGTGAATGTCCAACGTGTAGTGAACTAACAATGTTAGTTGGTTTATCAAATGAACTTTTTAGATGTATGAACTGTGGTGCAGATTTACAACAACACGTTAATGGTAAAATAAGTTATCTACCTGTCATGACTAAACCTCGTGATGGTGGTAAAGTTTTTGTTAAGGAATGGAAATAGTGCCTTTTAAATCTGAGAAACAAAGAAAATATTTATTTGCAAAAAAACCTAAAGTTGCAGCTAAGTTTGTAAAAGATTCTAAAAAGAAAAAGGTTAAAAAGAAATGAAGAAAGCTAAAGGCGCAGAATATGCACCCAGGGACAAACCTAAAAAACGTCCTGGAAAACATAAAAAATCTAAGTCTAAGTCAGAAAAACTAAACAATAAACATAAGAAATATCAAGGCCAAGGTAGGGGTTGACAAACCTAACATAATATCCTAGACTAAAGTATAGAAAGGAAGGTTATGAAAATAAATTTATTTAATTACACAATCACAATAAAAGAAAGAAAGAAAAAACAGAAGACTCAAAAACCTAAAACTTATGGAAAATTTGGTTTAGATGCTCCACTTCCACCAGATGGATTTGTACACAGATGGATACGTGCAGAAGTATTAGGAAATGCTAAATGGAAAAGAAAAAATAAACGTGGATTTTCTCTTGTAAAAGCTAAGGATTATAAACAATCTTTTGCAACTGTAGAAAAAGGAAAATTTAAAGGTTGTATTGGTCTAGGTGGTTTAATTTTAGCTAGAATACCGGAAAGGTTTTTAAGGTGAAAAAACTAACTATAACAAGTAAAAACATTAGTCAGAAACAATGGTCTAATCTTATATTAGAATTAAACCTAATGAAGAAAGCATGGTCTTCTTATGCAGAAATAAATATTGAGGCACCAGGGATCAAGAAAATTATAGCTTGGGGCACAAGTAATTATGACTCTAAAACAGACGACTAATGGAACTAATAATTTTCAACGACGGACTTTATCAATTGATTCCTGTCACAAAGCAAGTGATGGAACATATATCTTTATTGGCACCAGTAAACTGCATGGACGTGTGCGAGATACTAAGGTTAAAATTAAGCGGGTACGCAGACACACTAAACCTACACATCATGAATGATGGTAGTGGTAATTTTGTTGGCTGTATCTGTAATTAAATAATTTTATCTGGCTCACAAGAAAACTTAGTATAAGCTTTCATGCTGTTTGTCCATTCTGGGTCAAAACCTGCCATTAATTTGTGTGAGTATTCGTAGCCATAAACTATGCAACTATTATAATCATCAAATAATACTGTGGGTGTAGGTATAACTTTGCAGCTATTGCCCGCAAGTTCACTACATAAAACCATTAATAAAACAAATTTAATCATTGACACCTATTGTAATTTATGAGATATATCCCATATGATAATTTATAATGAAAGGAGTATATCATAAATGACTGACATAACTAAATATAAAAACGTCTCATTAAGTCATGCAACTTATAATGC